TGACGTATGGAAAGCAGGAGTCATCTGGGGCATGTGTAGCATCACCATTGATCTCGCACTGAATACTTGGTATTACGGGTTCAATTGGAAGGGCATACTCGCTCTCTGTCTCGTCGCAATCGCCGCCGCAATTGTCCATAGTTGAAATGAATACAGGCTTGAAACGTATGTCGATGAAGTTTAAAAACAAAAGCCTTGAGGATTCATTAACTCAAGCAAGTGTCAATCTTAACAACAAAACCCGCAGCAATTTGTTCAGTTGGCGAGGTCAATTCTCACCTCAACTCATCGAGTTGCTATTGACCTGCTACTCGTCCGAAAATGACGTAGTGTTCGACCCCTTCTTAGGAAGCGGAACCGTCCTCATGGAAGCCGCGATGCTGGGATTAGAAGCCTACGGATGTGAGATTAACCCTGCCGCCGTATCTTTTGCAAGCGTATACGAACTGATCAACCACCCCAAGGAAGAAGTTGCTCAGGCGATTGCCTATGTAGAGCACTTAGTATCTGATTATACTAACGACCCTTCTCTCTTGGATCATGGCGATCTGTCTGCCTTTCAAGTTGTATTGATTGAAGCTCTTGAGAAATCAGATAGCAAAGTACGAAGTACCATCCTAACAGCACTAATCACAGGAATGGACTTTAAAGCAAAAAAGTTAAACATAAAGAGAATTAACAATGTTTGGGGTACACTACGCTCCAATATTCAAAAGCTCCCCTTGTCTAATAAGAAACTAAAGTGCTACAACCGAGACTCTCGCTGCGTCCCATTAAAGGGTGGAACCATTGACTTTGTCGTAACATCCCCCCCTTATATAAATGTCTTTAATTACCATCAAAACTACAGAAAAGCAGTTGAGCTTATCGGTGCTGACATATTGAAAGTAGCCAAGTCTGAGATTGGAGCCAATAGAAAATTTCGTCAAAACAGGTTTTTAACAGTTGTTCAATACTGCATGGATATTTCCCAAGTTTTTATTGAGCTCAGGCGAGTCTGCAAACCTGATGCGAAGTTAATATTCATTGTTGGGCGTGAGTCTAATGTTAGAAAGACTGCTTTCAAGAACGCGGAGTTGATCTCAGAAGTAGCAACTATATGTGGCTTTGAATTAGTCGGTCAACAGCACAGGGTTTTTCAAAACAAATTTGGAGATAAAATTTATGAAGAGATCCTCCGCTTCAGTATAAAAAAAATACATATCTCCGACTACATCAATGCAGCTAGAGAGGTTGGCAGAAAAGCCCTTCGCAAAGCTATACCTTTAGCAGACAAACAAGTTCGAGAGGATCTCCTTACAGCTTATGAAAAGTCATTGAGAATTAGCCCCTCACCTATACTCTATTAGTCTCCCTTTTGGTTTAGCTATGGACAATTGCTAAACCAAAAGGGATTTGATAGACCGACCCTCATGCTGTACATTCCATTCTTCTCTCAATACTTTCCTAGACTTGATCCATTGCACCAACTCCTCCACAGTGTTAGGGTCTAAAACCGATACTTGATAGACTTCGATGTGAGGCTGTTCTACAACTTCCTCTTTCGGTTTCTCTACCTCAATAGGCTTCTCCCCCCCCCAAAGATTTTGACCAACTCATCGTCGCAATCGCCGCCCTGATCGTTCATAGTTGATATATTGAAACCTTTCTCAAAACAGAGAGGTTTCAATATGAAAAAAGACATAAAAGAGAAGAAGCTACTCGCCTTTGAGAGAAAAGCCACCGCGTCTTTTAGGGCGGTCGCACGCAAGGTCTTTAAGCACAGACTTAAGGCGAAGGAGGAGTACCCTCGAAGAGATAGGGCTTCTTTGGATAAGAGATACAAATTCCTTGTTCGACTCCTAGACTCTGATCCTCAGGTTGCCCAATTTATGGATCAGTTCATCGGAGATAAAGAAGCAAATCCTAAGTCGAAAAAAAGGAGGCGAGAGACCGTGAAGATCTTCGCCTCTTACTTGCTTAACAGAGTCACCCTGAAAGATGCCTCAACTCTGTTTTACCCTATAGCTCAAGAGTCTTTCAGTGTAGTGGAGCTCAGCAAGAGACAAAACAAAGTCAAAAGCACATTCCCAGCCGAGATCCAAGCTTTCCTCCCTAAGTCTATTGTGATTGACACGGACAAAAACAAGTACATCACTAATATAAATGACCTGTTCGTGAATGAGAAGTACGACCTGTCAGAGAAGATAAAGGTTCAAAGAAAGCTGATTCTCAAATACAACACCATTGTTAAAAAAATAAAGAAAGACCTGAAGTCTCCAGATGAGATTACGAAGCTGGCCGCCCTTATCACCTCGATAATCATGGAGACAGGTATACGACCTGGCAAGATAGGCAACCATACAATACGTGTCATGGAAGATAAAGAAGTTGAAGTAGAAACCTTCGGTGCAGTGTCCCTCAACTCTGAACACGTCCGCTTCATAAGAGAAGACTTCGCGGTGCTCAACTTTGTGGGCAAGAAAGGCGGGACAAACATCGCTAACATTAGAGACAGGCACGTCCTATCTATCTTGCAAGGGTATATAGATAACGCCTTCACCAGAGGGTCTAAGTACATATTCACCACGTCGAGCGGTGAGCAGTTTGATTACAAACATCTATCAGCATACTTCAATAAGAACTTCAAAGGCTTCAAGGTCACGGATCTCAGAAAGCTCAAGGCAACCCGAGCGGTGTTCGACTCCTTGCAAGAAGAGAAAGACGCCCTCTACGCAAGAATAAGAGAGATCGCAGAACCCGAAGTTGAGAAACTCAAGCAACTTGTCATTCAAGAAGTTGTGGAGACGATTAACCTCGCCCATGAGAAAGCTCAGGCCGCCCTCAGCCATATGGACTCCTCTACTACACAAGACGCTTACATCAACCCTCAAGTCCTACTTAGGTTCTTGAGTACAGCGAAGGTAGAGAGTCCCTTCAGAGATTACGTCCTTAAAGGAAAGACAAAGCTAGAGTTCGACCCACTCATGTTCGTCAGAGAGGCCGAAAAGATGAGGCCTTCCAAAAAGGCTAGTGCTTGGATGAAACCTAAGCGTCTCAGGAAAAGGCACTTTCCTAGTCACCTTGTCGGCGTTCAACACTAATAAACCCAAGAAGAAGGCCGTGAGAGATCTGAAGGAAGGCAGACCCTTTTTGTGGGAACCGCGTTTCTAAGAGAGCCCTGATTCTTTAATGGTGATTAAACCAAAAGGGCTTTAATAGACCGACCCTCATGCTGTACATCCCATTCTTCCCTCAATACTTTCCTAGACTTGATCCACTGTGCCAGCCTCTCCACAGTTTCTGGATCTAAAGCCGACACTTGGAAGACTTCGATGGGGGGTAGGTCTGCGACCTCCTCTTTCGGTTTCTCTACCTCAATAGGCTTCTGCCCCCCAAAGATTTTGACCAACTCATCGTCGCCCTCTCCCTGCTCGATGTCTTTGAGATCATAAGGGACAGTCCAAGTCTTACCGAGTTCCACATCGACGAGGAGAGGGATAGGCCAATTCATCTTTTGAATGACTGTGTTCTTGGTCATCAGGTTAGAGATGACTTCAATGGCTTCTTTGAGGATGTCCTTGTGGATCTCAAAAACAATCTCGTCATGCACTGTGAGGATCATAAGGAGTTTCTTTTGCCAACCCATCTCAAGAACCTTGTCATAGATTAGTGCCATAGCCAGCTTAGTTACGTCTGCAGATGTTCCTTGAATAGGTCCGTTGAGAGCCTTGCGTTCATCTTTCGACTTGAAGCGGTACTCGTCAGACTTGATATCAGGGAGTGGCTGTATTCTACCCATTGCAGTTTTCACATAACCATGAGCTCTCGCAAACTCATGTTGACGCTTCCACCATCTGATGAGACCCGAATATGTCTTTGTGAAGACTCGGTACTTCTCGTCTCCCTCTTTCGCACCACAACCGATAGATCGCTGTACTGCCTTCCCTGTGCCTCCATAACAAAGGGCGAAGTTACACGCTTTACCGTTGCCTCGCAGAACCTTCCAATCCTCTCTCTGCTTTGCACTATCGCCATAGAAGGCGACTGCCGTACCTGTATGGAGATCCCCGATCTTATCTGACCCGCAGGTGCAGATTGACGGAGGGGGCAGAGGAAACCCATCTTCACCCTCTGTCATATCATAAGCCTTGCCACAGTCACTACAGGAGTAGAATGCGTTGACCCATTTGGGTTCTCTGCTCAAGTTGGTCACAAGCCTAAGCTCCACGCCCGCATAGTCAACGGCGGCGAGCCAGAAGTCTTTATCGCGTACTGTGATGCAGTCCCTCATAAGTCTAATGCAGTCAGGCTTACTCTTGTCATAGGTAGCTGGGATACCCTGAAAAGGAACTCGGCATCCGCCATCTCTCACTTTCCAAGGCTGTTTGTTTGTCTTACAAGAAAACCTGCCCGTATCAGCAGACATCTGGTCAAACTTAGGCTTCAGAGTCCCGTCAATACCTACATCCTCGACAAAAGGAATCAGGTATTGACCAAGAGCTTTAGCTAGATTTCGGAAGGACTTTATCTTCCCCATGAAAGGGAAGTCTTTGGATGCGTTCTCTACTACAGATTCGAGAATGTCCCTAGCTGTTGCGACCTGCCCAGATTTCTCCGTAACGGTTAGACCTGGAACACTCATCTCTCTGAAAAGAAGACCTAGTTGCTGGGGGCTTAAGATGTCATAAACTGAGGGGAATTCAATGTCCTCTAGCCCTTCTGCTTTCCTTCTTGGGTCTGAACTCAAGCGAGGGACTTCTTTACGGATCTTCACTTGAGAATCAGGGTAGTTGCGAAGAGCTTCCTTTCTCGCCTCATCTACTCGAGTCTTGTAACTCATGCCTTCTACTTCCATAGGGTCAAACAAGTTAACACCTTTGATCTCACCCTTAAGAATACGGAGGTAGTTCGGTGTAATGTCACGACCCAAGATATCATTTGCACCGCCGTAGACCTCAAGAAGAGAATTAAACCATAACTTTTGCCCCTCCTGACAGAAGGTAAGGGCTCTCTTCCTATCGACGTAGACTCTGTTTCTCATCATCCATCGAGTAGCTACTAGGACTTTCTTTTCAAGTGTATAGATGAAAGAAGAATGATGCACCGCCTCCGTGTATTCTTTGTTGAGTATTTCAAAAATACCCACAGTGTTCATAGCGTCAGCTGCGGCATATAAAACACAAGCTGACCAACTAGGATCTAACTTAGAGTAATCTTTCACGTTGCTCTTTGGGATGAGGTCTTCTAACTCAATCATCTCCCTCTTGAGTATCCCTTTTGACATCTGCTTCAGACCACGTCCGCCCTTTTCTCTAGGGTTTAGCAAGTACTTCAAGATCTTAGTATCATGCCATAGTCGAGGAGTATTCCACCTCTCCGCACCAAGAGCGTCAACGTAGCCGTTAAACTCAAGGAACTCCATGTCAAAACCTGCATTCTGTAAGACAGGCTGTGCTTTAACAGACACATCAAAGAGCCTCTTTAATGCACCACCCATGAGTCTCCAAGAAATATTGTGACTTGACCCCTCACTGTGAGTTAAAGGGAAATAATAGCCCTTGTCCTTGCTTGGAGCTAGGCAGATGCCTACGATCTTATCTTTGGTAACCCCGTCAAAGACCCTCTGATCTAAGCCCGTTGTTTCCACATCAAGACCATAGAAGTCTGAATTAATGCATTCCTCGATGCACCCCTCAAGGTTATCTGTCGTCCCCAAGATGAGTTCGCAATCACTCATCCACTCTTTAGGCTCAATCTTTGGCCTGCGGAGTCCTTCAAGCATATCTGTAAACATGTGTTTCCTTAATGTCGGTTTGTTATCCCTCTCTTATAGATTACAGCCCAGACATTAATATAAACTTGTCACCTTGATCTGCGAAACCGTTCTATCTCTTCTCGGTCACTAGGACTTTCAAGATCCTCGAAGTTAACACTTTGCTCTTCTTGAATCTTATCTTCAAGCTTGGAGGTCAATTCATACAAGAACTTCACAGGTGTGAGCACCGCTTTGAAGATAAATAGCGGGAACTTGATGAAAACAAACCCTAAGAAGGAGGCAAAGACTGACGGCAAAGAATCCGCAATTATAAGGAAAAAAATGTAGCCCATTCCAAAAATACAAATACAAGCAATAACTAGGACAGCAAAGCCGAAGGTGGACGCCGTGAGCCAAGCTAATGTCTTAATCAGCCAAGCGGGTGCCCCAAGGAAAGTCAAAAAGCTGGCTTTTTTACTTAGTGTATCCTCATTTAAGAGACCTCTCGCAATCTCTTCTCTGTTTTCAAAAATATCAACGAGCTGATTGAATTGGTTCTTATGGGGCTTGGAAGAGATTTTATCTAAGACGATGTCTCTCGACCTTATGACCTTACGGTTCTTGGCCTGCTTGACTACATTAGCTAGACCAACTTCGCGGATCGCACTCTTGATAACGGACGCTTCTTTTTTGTGTTTCTTCAAAGCACCCGCAACCAAACTATTGAAAGAGGCGACTTTATGCCTCCTCACAACTCTTTGTACGGCTAACTTTCTATTCATATCACACCTCTTTCTGTTATAGTCACCTGCAGTGTACGATAAAAAAGTTATTAAGGAGATCGACAATGCCAGAATTAAGTTTTAACTATGTAACATACGGACTTCTGAGCTTTTTCATGTTGTCCGTAGGAGGCAACGCTTGGACTGTGTACAAGACCACAAAGATGGAGAGTACTATACAGGAGCAACTAAGTGGGAAGCTCGCGAAGACCGCTCAAGATATCGCATCTCTGAATGAGAGCGTTGGGACAATAACGTCTAAGATGGTCAAAAGATCAGAACTCGACAGCTTTGCGGACGAAATCATAGGGGGTCTAAGCGAGAAAACTCAATCCTCCATAAGAAGTTATATGGGTAAGACAGGAGCTCGTATAGATGATATCAGTGAGAGATTCGTTAAGATGGAAGGGGATTTAGATAAAGGTACCGCAAGGATCGGGAGTAGGACAACTAGGGCAAGAGAGCCTAAACCTAAGCCTCCTGAAAGCTGGAAAGGTGTCACCCGTGACGACCAACACAAATGCGAAGACCACCCAGAGAGATGTGAGCCATTTCAGTTCACATGGGAATCCCCATTCTCCATAAACGGCAGACCTATCTATACGTTCTCTAGTGAGAACCTATGGGAAAAGCGAGGCAAGGTCTCTCTTAATCTAGCTTTCAAGGTAGTTGCGATGACCTTCAGAGAAGGGGATCGCCTTGGAGACGGAGCCGTTCAAAATCAAGGCGTTCACGTCATGGCAGGATACATCAGCCCTAAAGGGGGTTTTATCCCTATACCTGGATTAGAGAGTAAACTCCTCAGAGGCGACAGTAACCTCGACCCCAGATTGAAATACGTACCGAAAGTAGATGCTGGAAGAGAGCGACTTGGCTTGAGTTTATTCGAGCCGAGTCTCTTGGTCGGGTCTACATATCAAGGAGGGGGCTTTGGGCTGTCTGTGGGGGGGAGCTTTGTGAACTTCTATAAGGGTGACTACAGAATAGGAGCAAACCTTGTTTTAACTGAAGACACCCCCTATCTCGGGGCGAATGTAACATGGCACCCTAGAATCGCGGGTAAGAATCTCAACATCGCACCAAGTCTAGGGTGGGTCATAGATAAAGAGGGGGGCAACACTTGGTCTCTGGGAGTCCACTTTCAAGTGTGGTGAACCTTCCTCTTCAAGTATTTCTCAAAGCACCTCCTGTCTTTAGGGTGAAGCTCTAGTTCGAGCACCTCTGGAATTGAAATCCACATATAATCACTGTGTTCACGGTCTAGGCGAGGCTTAAACTCCATTCCAACCTCGCCTATGAACATAGTGTAGAACCTGCTCTCAGTGTGGTCTGAGACTCTTATGAAGGGAACTGATATCCCTATCTCCTCTTCTGTCTCTCTAATTGCTGTCTCATAAGCACTTTCATCTTTCTCCGAAGTACCTCCTGGAAAGTCCCAATACCCAGAGAAAGGGTCTTCCTTGTAATGAGCCCTTTTTAAAACAAGGGTCTTCTTACCGCACACAACCATAATCCCAGCTCCCATATCGTATGTCTCCATTCTTTTTTCTCCTTTGTTCGAGTCATCACTGTTGGACAACAGTATAAGAAGATCGTTATCAAAGGAATGAGAAAATAAAAGAAAACGGAACTCAGATCTTATAAGTAAGTGGTCTTATTGGGTCTATTGGACCATGCATACGATTGTTTACAAAGTGTGAAACACGAACAAGGATTAACATGAATATTAAAGAAACGGCAGTTAACGTCTTCTCACGGAGACACACCCCAGATTCCCCTCTCAGCCACTCAACTCTCGAACATGAAAAAGTCGCTGAGCTACTTCGGGTCGCGACCTCAATCCGAGATGGTTATGAGCCAGATAACTATGATAGTGGAGGTCGAGCCATTGTTGCCACACTCCCTTCTGAATACAATGAGCACTTCTTCAGCGGAGTCGCCATTGTCGAAGAGGGAGAAGAAGTACTTGAGGGGTTCAGGTCGAGAGTAGAGGGGGAATTGCCTCGACCCTACCGCGAGGTAATCCGAACCCAGAAGCCGAGTGCGAAGGCAGTAGAGCTTATCTTCTACAACTCAAAAGCACTAGCCTTAACAGGGAGTAATGAGCTTCCTATAGACGACGCGAATTGGGAACTCGTCTCAATTAATGCGTATCCCGATACCAACAACGCATTCCCCCCAATCCAACCATACGCTTTAAAAGCGAACTACTATGGACTCGACGGCGGGACACCTACAAACTACACCGAAGAAGATTTTTTGGATCTCCTCACGATATCAGAAGCCTATTGGCATAACAAGGCTATGATTCGAGTCGAGCCTTGATGATGCCCTGCTATTCGAGGCTCGTAGTTACACACCCCTCTCATATTTGATGACCTCATCAACTAGGCCGAAATCAAGACACTTCTTAGGGTTCATGTATAGATCTCTCTTAAGGAGTGACTTAAGCTCTTTCTTTTTGATGTTTGTGTGCTTGAGGTAAATAGACTCTAGCATCTCCATCAAAGAGTCCATAGACTCCTTTTCGTCAGAGAGATTCTCGTAAGTACCCCAGACACCCGTGCTTACTTGGTGGATAAGCATGAAGCTGTGTTCTGTGATATGCCTTCGAGCCCCCACGCAAGACAAGACAGTCGCGGCGGACGCGGCAGAACCTTCCACATAAGTAAAAACGGGTACTTCAGACTCTAGTATATGACTCGCTCCCGCGAGACCACTAAAGACACACCCGCCAGGAGAGTTGATGTGAAGATGGATAGCTGGGACACTAGGGAGGCTGAGGTCGGTCATAAGATTAATGATCTGCTGGCCGACTGACCTAATAGCAATACCCATGTCCATGATAGACTTAGGTGTGATCGCTTGATAAAGGTAAATATGGTTCTCACAAACTGTAATATCCCCATAATAAGGAGATCCGTCTGTGGCCATAGGCTGACGTGAAGTAGGGGAGTTCTCGCCCTCATAAATTCTTCTGTTGGCTCTCATTACAAGTCTTCCTCTCGAATTACATAGTAGCCCTCTAGCCAAGCTGTGACTATCGGTCTGAAGTTTTCGTCGGAGACGGGGCTGAAGCAACTCGGCATCTTCCGATTCCCCATCTGGCAATTTTTGGAGTCATACGAGATGCAAAAATATCTCTCACTACACTCTTTGGGCGAGGAAATCTTCTTTAGGCAACCTTTAGGGTCGCGAACACCAGAGTTCATGAAAGGGGTGCAGTCACCTCGCGTAGCCCTATCGAGGATAGGGTCTGCCACTTGAGGGATGAGGAGAGCTTCCTCTCTCAAAGAAACAGACTCGAAGACTCCCCAACTCGTAGAGCTTGGAAGAATCTTGCCTATCTTGACCTCGCCCCACACAGGGTCTTCAAGGTGCAGGAATATTATTCCATCTCGTCTAAATATCATATAAGCTCCTCAATATACGATGAGCCTATAAAAGGGATACAAGATGGAAATGGAACTCATAGGGCAGGGGTGTGAGGCATCTTACAACTACTACGTCCAACCTTACGAAGAGCAATTCGCGAAAATACTTTTAGACAACAATGACCTAGAGGCCATTAAGGAAAGGGCGAAGAGCATCGTACTGAAGAAAGGAGGCGAATCTCAAAACATTGGGGACACAACATCTTTGCTAAAAAGATGGGTGACAGGATGGTGCGGTGAGAGAGTAGTAGAGAAACACTTGGGGTTAAAGTTCATGGATCTGACAATAGGCGAGTCATATGACTACAACCAACCAGATCTATTGAGAGCAGGATACTCTGTCGGAGTTAAAACTTGTAACGTAAAAGACTTCCCTCTGATGAAGCCCCCATCACCGAGTCACCTAAACCAACCTCAGATCTTTGTGGTCAAGGTCAGTAAGAGTGAATATTATGTGGCTGGCTTGGGGGGCTATTCCGTAGTTAATAACCCCAAGAACTTCACGCCCTTTTTAGTCAGATCAAGTGCGATTCGACATAAGAGAGCGTTCTACAGGTTCGATCTGCTTAAACATGACTTCGATATAGAGGATCTGCTAAATTTTAGGGCTGACTCTATCAGATAACCCACAGTATCCTTCATGCTGTTTGTTATTGTGTACGAAGACCTCAAGAGCCTCTGGTTCACCTATTAGGTAAACCTTCTCTTTGGCTCTTGTGATCGCGGTATACAACAGGGATCTCTTCAGAAGGTTAGGGCTGTGGCTGGAGGACAAAGGCATGAAGATAACTTCGTACTCCAGCCCTTGACTCTTATGCACAGTGGTAGCGTATGCCAGCCTCAAGAGCTTACTTATCCTGTCTCTAGGTATAGAGATGAGAGAGTCCCGAACGCCCTTTATAGAGACTTCCACATGATGCTTGCTAATGCGAGAGATCGTGCCAACATCTCCATTGAAGACTTCAAGGTCGTAGTCATTCTTAGTGATCATTACCCGATCTCCCTCTCTGAGAGTGTTCTTCCCTATCTTAACACACACCCCTCCGATGTCGGGGTTAAGGGCGGAGCGGAGTTCCCTATTAAGGTTAGTCACCCCAAGAGTCCCATGATGTGTCGGACTCATCACATGGAATTCCACCCCATCCATCTGTAGACTCTTACACTTCTCTACCAGAGTAGAGAGCACATCAACTTCTTGGTCAAGAGAGACTACCTCAAATTCAGTGTTCGACTCTGGGACAATACCGCGATGCACTTCGTGAGCCGCCTTTGTAACACCCGAACCCTCTCCTTGCCTGAAAACCTCTGTGAGGTGCGTGCGAGGAACGCCACTATTAATAAGCTCAAATAATATAAAACCTGCCCCTACAGGGGGGAGCTGAGCAATATCCCCCACTAAAATGACCCTACAGTACTCTGAAATACCATTCATTATTCGCCACATCAGGTGAAGGTCTACCATTGAGCTCTCGTCTACAATAACAACGGATTCTGTTCGAGGGTTGTTAGCATTGTAACTCCAAGTAGTTAGGCGTGGATCACTCAGCTTCTTCTCTCGCTTCTCCTCCTCTTGCTGAACTCCCTCGTAGCTGGACTTCTGTTCTTTTTCTTTCGCACTCGGCTGACCCGCACCGAACGCTCTGTGGATCGTATAGGATTTTACACCTGTGAGCGAGTTGGCTCTCTTCGCCGCTATTCCTGTTGGGGCAATCAGCAAGATGTCCTCCCCTTCATCTTGAAGGATCTTACATAATGTAGACAGGATCGTAGTCTTACCTGTACCTGGCAACCCTGTAACGATTGAGAGTGGCTCTCGTATGCCTTGTTGAATGGCCTTTATCTGGGTGTCTGTAAGCTCGTACCTTGTGTATGATCGAATGGTCTCTTCTGAGACATCCCCCGCCAAATCCCTAGAGAGCTTCTCTTTCAACCTCTCGGCCACCCCAGACTCCATGCTATGATAAGGAGGCAAGTAGACCGCGTTAGATCCTCTTATCTTCTCGATAACTAGTCTAGGTCTCTTCGCTAACATCATATTCGAGATTGCCGACTTGATCTCAGAAGGATCGGTAATGCCTGTCAAGAGAGAGACATCTCGGAAAACGGTGTCTGCATTAAGGAAGCAGTGGCCATTCAAGAAACCTTGAGATAGCGACCAATAAACACAAGCCTCCACTCTGTGCGGGTTCTTCCTGTCGAAGTCAGAGACTAAGATAGATCTTGCTATAGCATCCACATCCTTAAAAGAAACGCCTGACTCCACTAAGATCCAAGGATTCTCCCGTAAGAACTTCGGGTTCTGGGAGATCTCTTTCCAGAGTTCATTCAGTACGTGGACAGATACACCTGAGTCCATTAGGTCACCAAGCAAAGCGACCGATTCAGTCATAGATGCAGATGTCCACTCAGACCAACTTGTCAGAGCTGTACCTTTCAGCCATTTTGGGTTCACAGGACTCTTAACCACATTAAAGATCATCTTGCCATTCTTGTCCTGCTTCCTTTTACCTTGAAAGGTGAATACGGAGCCTCGGTCAACAGGACCAGGCACATTACCTTTGACCACGATTGTTTCTGAACCTACCTCAGATGCGACAAGGCATCTGAGGATATAGTATGGTGGATTGGCAAAGATCTGCCCTAGTACTTTTGCTGAGTGATACATTAGTTATCCCTTTGTAGTGTTTTCTTAACTCGTTAAATATATAGTTTACAGTTGAAGGGAGGCACACCTAAGCAAAGCCCGCACTCTCTAAGTTTCGCATATGTCATTTTATTCCCTCTGTCTCGCGTCCCTTTATTATAATATAGAGGAATACAAGACAGGAGAAAAATTAATGATATGTGAGAAATGTAATGGGTTCGGATATATACAAGTAGACGACGGCTTTAATGGTATGCCGAGAGCAATCCAATGCGAGTGTGTTCTGAACAAAGCATTGAAAGTGCAGGCGGAGAAGGCTTGGTCAAACTTAGGGCTTGTTCCTGTGAAGGAGTCTTCTCTCCTAGACGGAAAGGACAGACAGAATCTCCTCATCTCCTCAGACCGAGATATGTTAAGGGTACACTTGAGAACAGCCTTCGCTAACACCAAAAACCCAAGCCTCTTTATGAAAGTGGTAGGAGACCACACGCTCATGAGTGCATGGTTGGGCGGTCTTCATGCTCAAGGCCTTGCGGTGGCAGACCCTGACTTCCAAAGACACCTTAAAGTATATAGCTTAGAGGATCTTGCTGAGTCTCCCCATTTACTTATTGTGAGACTCGGCACTAAGATGGCTCGCAACTCCGCGATGCCAGAGGTGCTTGTCGAGACGATTGAGATGAGAGAACACCTCAACAGGGCAACATGGCTCGTAGAAGAGCCGACCAAGCCCCTTGAGGAGGGTCACTTAAGCTGGAGTTCTACCCTTCAGGAAATGATTCAAGGATGGTCTAGAGTCAGGATTGAGACCAAAGTCATGAGGAGAAGCAATGCCACAGAAACAGGAAAAGTGACCTCGAATATCGGATCACACAAGAGGATTAAATTATGAGTCTACTGAGAAGCATTATCCCATCTACATCAAGCGGAGACGACACTAACTTGATGTATCAGAACTACCTCGCTCTGAGAGAGTCAATCTTCAAGTTTGATATACCTTCAGAGGTAAACATCTATGAGTATATCCGCGAGTTCACCCAGAGACACGGACACCTCCCAAATCTGAAGAGCATCCACGACCATTTCGAGCAAGGTCAAAACTTTGATGAGGCTGATCGCATTCAACAAATCAGCACTAAGAGTGTGTCTTACAGAGGCGACTTCATCTCACTCATCGAGAAGACCGTAGAAGAGGCACGGGTTATGTCTCTTGCTTCAGCTCTCTCGGATGCTAAGACCATCGCAAGGTCTGGCCTTGAAGTCAAAGACGGGAGAATAAAGAAGCTCCTTAAGGGTGCCAGAGATGCGAGCAATCACCTCCTTACTCAGATCTCAAAGATCAATACCCCGACCTTCGGTTCAAGAATCGGAGGGGACGCGATGGTGGACGAAGAGGACTTCTGGGAGGAATTCGAGAAAGCTAAACACCGAGAGCTAGATGTTAGACCTATCACAGGACACTCGGTGATCGACAACGCTCTCGGAGGATTCAAAAAGAAAGAACTCTACATCCTCGCGGCTTACACAGGACACCTTAAGTCTACGACCTCACTTAATTGGGCATACAACCAAGCAATATATGGAGGGACAAGTACGCTCTACTTCTCCCTAGAGATGCACTACCCCCAATGTCGGAGAATGATCTATGTGTATCACTCTATGCACCCTAAGTTTAGAGCAAAGAGGATAGCATTAGGACTCCAAGCAGGTCAGACAGATGCCTGTATAGACCCAAAAAAGATCAGGGAAGGGACACTTTCTGAAGATGAGGTTGAGTTCCTCAAAGAAGTCACCAAAGACCTTCACGATGGCGTAAAAGAAGGAAAGTACGGGTCACTTCGGTTTGAAGTAGCTGACCCTAATGTAATGGACACCACTGTCGAAGACATCAGAACTAGAGCAGAGGCCATAGCACAATCAGAACCTTTCAAAATGCTTGTGGTAGACCATGCCCTACTCGTCTCCTCAAGAAGGTGGGTTGCTTCTACTACAGAGCGTCTGAATGAGGTGATACGAGACTTAAAAAAGATGTCTCTAGGTTTCAACCGAGGAGAAGGCATACCCGTTCTTTGCCTATTCCAAATCAGTCGTGAAGGATTTAAGGCGGCGGAAAAGAATGGTGGGAAGTACAATCTAACTCACTTGTCTTATGCAAATGAGGCGGAGAGGTCTGCGGACGTAGTTATCTGCTCTTGGTTCGGTGATGACCAGAGGGAGAAGTCTCAGGTTCTCTACCAATGCCTGAAGTCTAGAGATCAAGCTCCTTTCGAGAACTTTGAAGCTCAGATCAATTGGCCTGCGGGAAGAACTTTAGATATGCCGTTGCAGTTTCAATCTTCCGCTAGGCCAAAACAAGCCCCGAAAGGAGATGCCCTAGATAAGATTTTAGATGGGGAGTTACAATGAGTGACCTCTACTTCATTCAGTCTGCGAATACGGGAATGATCAAGATCGGAAGATCGAAGAACCCTGAAAAGAGACTAAAACAGCTCCAGACAGGCAGTCCGAACAAGCTGAAGTTGGTCGCCGTGTTCAAAGATAAGGGGTCAGAAGAGAGAGGTCTCCACGAAAGACTCAGGCAATTCAGAGTCAGACAAAACGGGGAGTGGTTCACATATGACTGTGTAGGCAGTATCCCCAACAAATATTACGAAGAGATCGAGTGGGGGGCTTTTGATGAGTGGTGGGTCAAACACTAAAGAAACCCAACATTCAAGCTTACGCTCCAATTTCTCTCCTAATTAGCGACCCTCTGTAAAATACTTTTCTCTGAGTATGTCGTACTTCTGAAAGAGAACCCTGCTCATAGTAAGACCGAAGCTTTTTTTCGGGTCTCTCTGGAAAAAGTGCTTCAAGTTCTTCTTTAGGTCGTTTTGGATTTTAACTACCTTTCTGTCTCGGTCTTCCTTACTCAGTCTCTTGTCTCGCACAACATCGAAGAGGGCTTTATCTGCCTCTGTCAAATACAACATAGAGGTAAGAAAGTTCCTCTTCTTCTCCAAAGACCTTATGACACTGTCTAGCTCGAAAGCTAGAGTGGGGAAAAGGTTCACACCCTTGAGCATCTTAAGTTTTTTGCCGAGCCAAGGAATACCCTTAAAACTCTCATAGAGTTTTGTCCCCTCAAGAGCAAAAGGAGGAAGAGGTCTCTTTACCTCTGCGAGTAAGTCCTCCTTCAGCCTGTGAGCCGCTCCAAGAAGCCTGCCGACAGACACCCAAGCAATATTGTAGTCTTTGGGCCTTAGAGATTGAGGGTTGATGTCATTATTCCTCTCGACCAAAGCATCTAAGTCCTGAACACATATAAGGATTGAGTTAGACCTCTTGCCTTCAGAGTCTTTGACCTTCTTGAGTTCTTTAATCTCTCCCTTGATCTTAGGTAGCTTCATAATGTTAGCAGGGACTAATACAGACTTCATCTTGCGTGCGAATTTTTTAGGGGCATACACTCGGGTCTCATATTCGAGACATTCGCCGCGATCCCAAGTCTCATTCTCATCATTGTCGTCAAAGGGATTGCTCCACTTAACACACTTGTGTCTTGATAGCGTGTAGTAAGATCTCCCTGTTATAGAACCTTGAGAATCCTTTAAATAATCACCTTGGCTCACGTCGTCAGATTTGGCTACGTTATCAACATAGGCAATGACTTGAGGATGAGCATAGATGTCGAGATATTCCGCGTCGCCCTGAGACCTTACTTTAAAGTCTACCTTAGTATACTTTGAAAGTATGCCTTCATAGCGGAGGCTAGGGAATTGACTCTGGAAGCCCGCTAAGCGAGTGTTGAATCTCTTGCCCTCGACCAACTTCAAGAACCCCATAGGGGCTACGTTAAGGAGGCCTCCGTACCTAGTACTTTTGAACTTGAAATAGGTTCTACCTACGGTCAAGCCTTTTCGGTCAATGATAAACTCCCCACCGTAAACACCACACTTTTCAGCAAGCCTGTTTATGAAACCTAGTACAGTGCTGGAGGCATAGAGGTCTAAGAAAGAATGTTTACCCACACGTCTGACTTCATGATGAATCATGGCCAATCTCCTTTTTTTCCTATAGGGGGCCTATAAACAGACTAAGCAAAAACAAGGTAGTGTATTTTAACATTGATATCGGTGCCTACGCTCTTGTTCGAAAGGCCATCTGTAGCCGAATGTGCCCCCGCTTTTACATACCTAAGTTCTAGGTAGTAGATATTAGGAGAAAACTGAAGAGGTGTTGTGACCAATTGAGAGCAAGACTCTACCTCAAGAAGGTTTGAGTCCGAGTTAACTGTCGCTAAGACTTTGAGGTTAGGGTAGCTCAGAACGCCTGAGGAAAGAGGCGACACCCCCGTGTAAGTCTCAGTCACTGTGGCATAAAGGAGGTCTTGTTCGTTAGTGCTAGCACCTATCGGTATGTCATTTAAGGAGTCATTGTAAGTGATTGAGGAAAAGAAGAATAGAGGTATATAATGAACGTGGTAGCCAGAAGGGATCGTGAACGAAACAGTTCCCGTGCCTAGTAGACTGATACCTAGTGTCTTTAAGATAGAATCCGAACCGAGAGCTAGGAGAAGGTTCTCTGCCCCCGCTTGTGCTGAGGCACTGCTAATCTCCACCTCCCCATCAGGATCTAAGTGAACGTTAGCTCCGCTCAGAGCGGATATTTGATTACCTGAAATAGAGATGTCTTTAAGGACGATCTGAGGAGAGTCCACCGAAAAAGTAGACCCCGCATTAAAGTAACTACCTTCGTCTGTGGTCACATTAAAAGTGTGTGCGTCTGAAACATGCACACTCCCCTTTCGAGACACAGCCCCGTTTGTCGCAACACCGCCATCACCCCCCTTAAGAAAGATCGACCCCCCGAAGCTCCTTGAAGGAAAAGCCAAAAGCCCATCTACAGAGTCAACATCACCCCCTGAAAGAGTCACGTCACCCGCCGAAAACGCCGAACCCGCTTCCTCAACCCAATCCACAGAGGTGACACCCCCTCCAATTATATTAACCGAGCCAGCAGGGGCATTATTACTACCTGTGCCACCCTGTAGGTTTACAGACCCCGCTGTACCTGTGCTGGAGGTTAAGTCCCCTGTTGTGATCTCTATGTCTCCTACCACGCCCTCCACACTAGACCCTGTTGTCAGCGTAATTGAGCCTACAACCCCGTCGTAAGAACCACTTGTTTGAACTACAACGTCACCGCTGTCAGAAGTCTCTGAAGAGGTCGGTGTGCCTGTGACAGACCCTGTCTTGATCGAAATATCCCCTGACGTACTAGTACCATCCGCACCATCCCCCGTACTTAGGTAAATGAAAGCCGAGTCGTCATTTGAGTCTCTTGTTGTCGTGCTTACCGAGTAAACACCTCTCGCCAGAAAATACAACGAGTTAGCGTCACTCTCGATGCTCCCATAACCGTATGAGGTCAAGAAGATGTCTCCCCCCCAAGTATCAGAGCCTTCAACGCCTGAGTTAGACTTACCCCCATCTATATACACAGCACCTGCCCTGCTTGAGTTGCTTCCATTAACCGCCTGATCTCCGCCCTGTACCCTGACAAGGCCTGGGTTTGAACCGAGGGTGTCGCCCTGACCCGCGATTGTCACACTACCTCCTGATGTTGAAGAATAAGTGTTATAAGGCATAGGACTCAAGACAATATCACCCCCTGATCTTAGACTAAGTCCTCGCTTACTTACTACATGCACCTCTCCAAACGAGGGTTCAGAATAATCGGCGTTCGGAAAGTCGCCCGATTGAATCCAAACATAACCTGACAGACTTGAGTCTCCCGTTTTTAGGCTCAAATCTCCTGAGCGATAGGTTAGCGTTTGGTCTGTAGTTCCCGTAAGAAGGGAAATCCCACCACCGCCCGCTCCAGATGAACTTCCCGACTCAAGTGTGATAAACCCCCCTTCAAGAATACCCGAGTTGGACTCTAGTCGAAGACTAGGGTTCTCGTCAGAGATCAAGGTCAACTCGTAGTCAGAGGAGCGGATCACCCGACTCCCTTTATTGTATGTGGAGATTGTTCTCTCCAAAGCACTCTTGCTGGAAGACATATGCTCTTCTCCTAATAATATAGTCCGTGAGGTCGTTATGTTATAATGCTTTTATTGAGCGACTATAAAAAAACTAGGAGAGAATGATGTTTAGATCCGCCTATAAGATAGACTTCAGCGATTGGATAGACCTCCAAGAAAACGGAGGGGGCTTCTTTGACCCCACTACCAATAGAAGGGTTCAACTCTATAGAGACCTCTGCCCCAAAGGGAAAGACCTCGCTAAAGCTAAGTACCGAGAAGAGAGGAAAGAGTATGTGCGAAGTCTCCAGAAGAAAAACATCTCAAAAGGGAACAAGAGAGTCCTTGAGAGTTATGTTAAGACCACAGGGGACTTCTCAGAGACAGACGTGTATAAAGGTCTTGATTTGTCAAGTGTCTCCTTCCAGCAAGCGTTTGTAGAGTCGAAAACTCTAGATGATGTGAATTTCTCTCTGTCTTCTCTTAATTGGGCAAGCTTTGAGAACTCGACTATAAGAGAATGCACCTTCAAGGATGCGAATCTCAAAGGTGCGATATTTAAAGGAGTCAATTTTCAGGGGAAAAACAACTTCTCAAAAGCGACCTTGAATATAGCAGACTTTCAAGGCTGCGACCTTAGAAAATGTTCTTTCTTTGAAGCTTCATTAAAAGAGGCCAATTTTACAGATGCTGATCTCAGAGGCGTTGATCTCAGTTCCTCAAAGGCACAGGGTGCTTTTTTCAAGGGAGCTCAGGTAGACGACTTCACAAAAGCACCTATACACATAAGAAAAATATGCACGGGTTTAAATTATATAGAGAGGGTCGTGAATGCTGAGACCCCAAGTAAAAAAGACCTTGATAGAGTGTTCAAGAACCTAGATAAGTACGTGAACAGAGAAGACTATATGGTGTTCTATGGGCTGAAGATTGAAAGAATGCTCCAAAAAGCCCTAGAAAAAAGTGACCTAAAGCAAAAGTTGAGATATAACCTGAAAGATACAGTAAGAAAGGTACGCAGAAAATGGAAAAGCAAATTCTAAGAATAGAGAGAAGGATAGCCCAGCTAGAGAGACAGGCTTCTAGGACCTTAACCGCTTCAGACAAGAGTTGGCTCGCGAACAAGTTTGACGAGCTAGAAAGTTGGGTTCTCGGAACTCGAAGAAAAAATAAAAAAAGCCTCTCCAATATCAGAGAGGCTTTTGTTGATCAGGGTGTAAAAAACCCTAAAGAGATCAGCAAGTGGGTAGAGAGAGCGAAAACCCCTCGCACCTTGATGGAAAAAGAGGTTAAGAACGAGCTCGACAAGAAGAACTCCTTTAAAGACCGCGTAGAGTACCTTTCCGACACTTGGGAGTCTAGGTTCGAGAAGAGCCTAGACAAGCAAGCAGGTATTGTATATACGGCGGATATAATCAGTGCCGCTATTGTTTACGGACTGCTGTACGCGGTGGCTAAAAGCATACCAGGATTCGGCCTCGCGGCCTTAGCCTTCATGCTGATCAAAATATTTATCGTCGCGATGGTCTTGGTGATTGTACTCTTCGACCTCAAAGGCTGGGAGAAGATGAAGAGGCTCTTCTCCTCAAAGGCAAGACCTCAAGACGTAAAGAGGCTCAGAAAAGCCTCCTTAAGAGTTGATCTCCGCCTTCTTTGAATACCTCTCCAGGATCTTTCCCTCGATATTTCCAGATGGCGGATTTCATCCCTCTCTTCTCAAACTCATACTTGAGCCACTTTGACTTCTTGACACCTGTCTCGTCATTGTCGTAACAGATGTAGAGAGTAGAACTCCGTTTGTAGTACCTGTGGATCATGTCAATGGACAACTGATCCATGCCTGCTCTCAAAGTGCAAACAACGGCATCTCCCGTAGGTACGACTCGATCTAGAGCTATCTTATCAAAGACACCTTCTGTGATCCAGAGATCACCACCTTCGTGTAAAGAAGAGAAGGCCTCAGGAGACCCTAAGAAGTAAGGGTTCCACTGAGCGGAGAGTGTCCGATACTGAGACACTCTCTTCTCTCCATTAGGTAGGACTTGTCTCAGCTCAAGACCGATTATAGCCCCTCTAGGTGAAGTGATCGGTATGACCAAGTGATCTTTGATCTTGTAGCCTGTGTCCCCATACATACTGTTGAACCTCGAACAGCCAGAGGAGACAGGACTCCACGAATGAAATCTAACCTTAGAGTTAGAGTCTACACCCCTTGAGGCTAAATATCCAGAGTACTTCTCTAGAGGAGGTCTTAACCCCGCTTGAACCCAATCAGACATTCAAACCCCACATAGGAGGGTCTGCTTTGCCTTCTTTGACTAGAATGGCGAGATCATAGCCACTCTTATAAACTGCGTTATCGCTCGTCGCATCCTTACCTGCGATACCATCAATGTAGCCTTGGATCAGCTCTGTAGGTGCGGTGGGGGTTGGATTACCTGTCTTGATCATTCCCATGTCTACTCTCCTTTTTCACACATCCATTTTGAGATAGAGAAGAAAGAGATCCAGAAAGACGCTCTCTCTTTATACCATGTATTGCATTTACCATAAAAGCCTGAGTTATGGTGGCACGCATGAAGGTCTCTCTTGTCCATCATAGACAAGAGCCTCCTCATTGTGTCCACACTATATTTAAGGTTAAAAAGCTTGCGGCACTCTCTCTGGATTAGAGGTTTAGATTCTTCCGCCTTCTCTTCCCAGCCATTAAACCCTCTCTTTCGCCTAAACAAAGGGTAACTGTACCTAGCATGTATCTGGAATACACCACAGGCTTTCCCCCTATCCCCCGTCCTAACAGGTCTCAGGCGAGACTCTAACCAAGACAGGGCAAAGACCCTACTGTCAGGGCCTTCCTCCCCCCAAGCATGAGTTAAGAGCTTCCTCAAGTGTTTCTTGCTTGCAGAGGAAGTTGTAACATGAGACCAATCTCTCTTGATCTCAACTCGCGACGCGACCTCTAAGCTATTAAGCATACATTGGAAGCTCAGCGAGAGAGCTAGAACTAAAATAGTCATTCTTTTCCTTTCAAAATCGCCTCCCTAACATAGTGGAGGACTAGTACGGCAACCCAGCCGTACACTTTTTCTGCATTGATATTAATGGGCTTACTGTTCAAATTAACCTTGTGGGTATTATATAAAACGTACTCTTTGAGTATCGAAAAGAAACACTCTTCTTGCTCTCTTGTGTATGAAGTGGTTTCATGAGATATGCCAAACCGTATCCATTCATCTAGAGTGTGGGACGCAAAGAGGTCTCGAAAAGACAAGTGGCAAAGCATCTCTACAGGGGCAGATTTTACATAGAAGCCCCTCCGATCTCCTTTGTAGAGGTAAGAGAACTCACTCATTTCAAATAAGTCGATGAAGCGTTTGCGGTAATGACATAACCACCGCTCACTGAGATCTAAATCTAAAGCCACACCCTCATGGTAGAAACGAGGGAGAGACCCCTCTATCCACGAAGCCACATCGACTATCTCTTCTTTTCCAGAATAGTATTTGAGGCCTTGCGGTAGAACCACTTCGCTGTCCTCTTTGAGTATAAGCACTGCTTCTTTGCGAGAGTTTTTAGTGTCAATGGGAATATCATACTTCAAGTCGTATCCTTGAGACTTCAAGGATCGGGTCGCAAACCTCAAGTTCTCCCGTGAAGCACTTCGCCCCTCACCAAGTAGTAAGTGCTTTAAGTAGACTCGAACCCCGCCATCTTGAGGTTGGTGTGTATTAAAGTAAGTTTGTACCGCAACCCTCTCACCAGACCCCGCTCTCGGCTTGCGGTCTCGACCTCTCTCTTTGAGAAACTCATCGACTAACTTGTTGGCATCATAGACACCTCCAATTTCCCGAAGATAAGCAAAGCTCTGTAAAAGGCGTTCAAAATCCTCTTCTTCTAGGTTACTCTTGACAAAAGCAACGTTTACTTTATATTTCCTCTTGACCCAACGAAGAATGCTTATTTTTTGTGTTAGATCCAATGACTTTCTCCTGTTTTTCATGTCTCTCAAGACGAAAGATTCTACTCATGGTTAACTATACCCATCTTACCTCTGAAAAAACTTGGCACAAGGGTATGCTTCCTATTTTTTGCTTCTCTTTCAAGCAAGTGACTGAATACGAACTAGGTATTGACCTCTCCAAATATAAAGAGGACATCAAGCTCATCTTCTATAAGAGGCAAGCACACAGGATGGTTAAAGAAGGACTCGACCCAGAGGAAGTACTCCAAGAAGTGTACAAAGGGGTGTTAATTAGGAATAGAGGTAAATGCCCCTACGACCCCCGCAAATCGGCACTCTCCACTTACATCGTGCTCGTCATGGATTGTATCATCATGAACATCGTGAGCAAGCACAGAAAAGAGAAAAGCAGATTTGAGTACGGGTCTGAAAGTGACGTGGCTTCCTCTTGTAATACCTCGTTTGAGAAAGATTACACCGACAACCTAATGTTCGTTGAGATTCGAAAGTCCTTTAAAAAAGACCAGCTCACGGTCTTCGACGCCATCATGGACGGATTCAAGATGGCACATATTGCAAGAACACTAGGTTGGGAGGCACGCAAAGTGTCCAAGTTAAAAAAAGAAATCCAGCAAATCGTTGCTACAAAGATGAACAGAGGAGATTTACTAACATGTTAACTTTTTTATATAGTACGGTGAACGCAGGGAAAAGTGCAAACCTCATTATGAGAGCACATTCCTGCCAAGAAAGAGGCATCCAACACTTGATCTTCGTGCCAAGCATAGCCCAAGAAAGAGATGGGAAGTCTCAAGTCAGGTCAAGAGCTGGGTTTGAGCTTAAAGCGAGGTCTCTAGAAGAAAACACTAATCCTACCGAGATCCTCATAGATACAATGTTACACTCAGGGGCTAAAGACCCTTGCCAAATCATTTTCGTGGACGAGGCTCAGTTCTTGACCAAGAAGCAGGTTCTCGAATTTACGAAAATATGCGACGAACTCGAAATACCTGTATATGCATATGGACTCAGAACTGACTTCAAAGGAGAACTCTTTGAAGGCAGTAAGTACCTCCTCGCTTGGGCGGATAACATCGAAGAGATCTCCACCTTTGAGACAGGAACCGCTAAAAAGGCCACTTTCAACATGAAGGTAAACGAAAAGGGCGACCCAATAAAATCGGGTCGCCCTATCAATCCTAGTTTCGACTATAAGCCTGTATCTAGGAAGTCTTTTAGTCTCGGTTCTTAGCTCGGTTCTTAGCTCGCTCGGTCGCCCAGAGTGCATTTAAGAGTATTTCATCTGAAAACTCTCGAATGTATCGGTCTGAAATCTCGTCATCGCTCTCGCAGTAGAAAGAGAAGTACTCCCCACGAGATTTTCTCCGAGCCTCGCGGTACTTCTTGACATAGATAGCAGATGCAACATCTCCGCAGATGTTGCCACTGTAGTAGTGACACATTCTCTGGTCTACGTCCTCTTCCTCGTCTTGACCCCAACGGCGGTCTATGTATTGAATGTAGAGAACTGCCATCTTTGTGGCGAGTCTCACATCCTTGACAAGCTGACCGCAAGTCACCTTTTTAATGGCGGTCGCTGGTACTTGCTGGTACACGCCACAAGCTGTGCCGTTATTAAGCGACTTGGGGTTATACCCAAAGCGGGTCTCTTTGTAAGCTAAAGCAATAAGCCGATGAGGGTCTATGGGGCCCTGCTCAGCCACGATTGCCTCTGCCACTTCCCGCAGGTGGCTTTGCACCTTCGGATCTGCGAGGTGCTCGTTTTTGATGTTGTCTGACGACAACATACTCAGAATAATGTAGAAAACAAGTTCAACGGTCATCATTTCTTTTCCCTTTCGATAGTTATTTAAGTTCTTTATCGAAAGGCATCAGGGGCACCGTTTTTTATCCTAAGCCCCCAACTCGTCAGGAGCAGAGTCAGAAGCAAGTGCAGAGTCAGGTGACTCGTCAGGTACAGAGTCAGGTACAGAGTCAGGCACAGAGTCAGGTGACTCGTCCTCTTCTGAAAAGTCAAAATCAACCCCACCTAAGTCCAAAGGCAAGTCTCCGAGACCACCGCCCAATAAGTCCGTGAACTGAGCCATCACCTTCTGCATGTCTTCTTCCGACATCTCGCCCTCGCCCTCGCCATCGCCCTCAAGAGAAGACAAATCCATGCCTTGGAACAACTTCATGAACTCAGCCATGAAGTCGAGTCCTTTCTCTTTATTCTTGAGGTGGTCATACTGCTTCCTGCGATTACGGTCTTTTCTTCGCTGGCGGATCACCGCCTTCTTTTTGTTTGCTCTACGTTGCTTCTTATTCATAGCGATTCCTCTCATGCAAGATTTACAAATCACGATACCACTGAGGTATGGGTTTGGGCTGAATACTTGATGCTCAAAAGCAAAAGGGAATAGGCCACCACAGGTGAAACAGACATAATCATCTTCGTTATGCATATTAGACCCCCCTAAACACAAAAGCGTCCTCTTAACTTCCGAAGCTGGAGTTAAGAGGACGCTTTCTATTAGTAGTGGAGATGGAAAGAGGAGTAGTTTAACTTGTAGTTTAAAACAAAAATAAACAAGAACAAGATTAGGAAGAAGAAAGAGGAAAACCTCTTCGTTGGAGAGAAGCGAGCCTGAGTTACGTCAAAGAAGTTCTTACTAATTAATATAACTAGAAGCCAACCGAGCAACAAAAATAACTCCCCATCTACCACCACGGTATTGCTCCCTGCAATAAAGAACACACTATAACAAATAGCCGAGAATGCGGAGACCCAAGTTAGGAGGCTCAATGTCTGGCGAGTTAACGCCTTTCGGATTGGTCTCTTAAGTTTCCGAAGAGCTCTAATCTCTTCGCTACAAAACTCCCAAGAGGCGAAAGAACGCCCTAGTATCCAGCAGAGGGAGGTCACGCCTACTACGGCCTGTAAACCCATACCGTAGTAGGAGGGTGCTACTGCGAGTAGGACCCAAAAGATAGGGGCTGTGAAGACACCCTTTAGAATATTCAGTACTTTGTCCATGAACAATGCTCCTTGATTGATTGTTTAATTATTTCCTTTAGTTATCAATCAAGGAGGGGGGGGTACTAAATGCCCCCTAAGTAATCATCTCGCTCTCGACTTTTCTGCATAGATGAAGAATTCCGCTTCCAAGATAACCTTGAAGACAAAACTTGCTCCCCTAACAGATAGACCTTCAACCCTGAAAGACACACTGTCTTCATCAATCTCTCGACCTTTAATCTCATAAGGATGCGGTACGGAGATAAGGTCTGAGATAAGGTTGAAATCAGATTCCAAATAAGTTTTCGGTTGAGCCTCTAATATGTTGTGTTCTATGTTTAAAGTTAGAGCTCTGAGGAACTGCCTCTCACTCGCAGGGTTGTGTGTGAATTTAATAGGGAAGCCTAGATCCTCCTCAAGAGAGTGAAAACTCACTTTAACGAGGCCTTCCACACTACCACCCACATAACCTTTTATCATGTCGTCTTCTCTTCGAGGATCTAAGTGGTGAACAAGAGGCGTGTCAGACACCTCCACATCCCCTCTTCTCTTACTGCTTTTTGCGACTTCTAGCGGGCTATCATAAATGAAGCCTGCAAGAGAGTGTAAGAGGTGGCTCGCACCGCGAGTTCCCACACCAGAAAATAGCCTATTAATCGACCTAGACCCTGAACCTGAATGACGGTACATATAAATCTTCCTTTTTTAAACGCGTGCGGATTTAACTAGTATCATTTCTTTTTTTCTTGCTGGACTATCTTCTCCAGCTTCTCTGTAAGGTATGCAAGTTTTCTTTTTGCCTCTAGAATTTCTTGCAGGACTTTGTCGGAAGACTCTTGTTGAGATGGAGCTTCTTGCTCCTCATTCATCTTCTTGATTTTCTCTAGGTGCCACATCTTGGTCTTGATCCTCTTGGTCTTGATTCTCTTGGTCTTGATTCTCTTGGTCTTGATTCTCTTGGTGCTTCTGTGATTTCGGCAGGGTTGCATCATGGATGCGATTACCAAGTTCTGTAAAGCCTACCAAGTGGAGGATCTCCATTAAAGGATGAGCGACCACGTTGTGGATAGTGTAATTAAACCGTTTCATTTTTTTTAACTCCTTAGTTATTTGAACCATAGTGGAACGAGTGCTTGGCGTCGAAGTAATCACCCTTCGGCATCTCAATCTCGGCACATGTCTTGTAATTGAGAGCGGGGTGTGGCTCTCGGTCTGAAAAGTAAACAACTTCGTTGCCACTCATGCATCGGTAAACTGTAGTCTCTGAAGAGCGATCTAACGCCAGCAAAGCCAAACAGATAACGAGGATTAATATAGGAATGGCAACCTCTCGCCTGCTCATAGCAATCTCCTTGCGTGATTAGTTATTATGGGCACTGCACTTATCGAGATAGCCTGAGGGTCGAGCAAAAAAACTTAGCGGTATCTCATTCTATAGTCTTTAGGCGTTCTAAGGATGCCGAAATTGACTTGCTCAATGGCATCCTTAGCATATTGAGCAAACTCTTTATCCTCATCAGAACCAGAGGTCAGAAGCACATTGACTGTGATCTTCATCTCTTTAGTATAAAGCAGATCTTTATCAAAAACTTTAACCGCCCAAGCCATGACTCGACCCACTTTTTCAGGCTCAATCTTCTCAGAGTGAGAGAGATAGTCGTAAAACCGACCCATAGCCAAACACTCTTTATCAAAGCCCCACATGGTACTCCTCATTTTGCGGTCTCCCATGTACTCCCTGCACTATAAGAACGCTTTACGATGCGAGCCTTGCTCGACACCTCTCTACGGGCAGATCTAGCTTGTGATCTCGTTAAATAGTAAGACCCTTGCGAGGTCTTTATAACCTCTCCTTTATCAGACAAGATCGCGTATAAGTTGATGCTCTCACTCATGGCGTTGACTCCTTCTTGTTTAAAATAGACATACCATAATACCAACCACTTCAGGTCATCCTACGAAGCACTCTTGCCTCTTTTCTCAAGGTTCGAAGTGTTAGCCTGTTTTGCTTCATCGGTAGAGACCTTAAAGATGTCCCGAAGCTCCTTTAGCCCGAGAGCTTTCAAGGTGAGGATGCCCACAAATAAAAAAAAAGAGCCTCCGAAGAGACTCTTTAAGAGTGGGTCGTCTGGGACTCGAACCCAGAACCAATAGATTAAAAGTCTACTGCTCTACCAATTGAGCTAACGACCCTAAGACACCTTAATTCTTTGTTTCAATGGAAAGGTGTATCAACCACCAGCCCCTGTCAAGGTCTAAACCTTGACTTACCTGTTGCAACAAGCCTGCGTGAAGGCACACATAGTGATCCCAGCGGGATTTGAACCCGCGTTCTCGGCGTGAAAGGCCGATGTCCTAACCCCTAGACGATGGGACCTTATTAGAAAGCGTATCGGGGTTTAAACCCGACCCTCCTGCGGAAAGTGACCTGACCCTGACTAGTATTGGTCAGACTTTAACCTAATCGGTAGTACCGACTTAACAGTGCTCTCAGATAAACTGTATCACAGTCACCTGTCAAACTAAGCTATACGCCCATCTCTTATTATCTATATGAAGAGTGGTCACGCAAATTATTATCACTTAATTTTTTCGACTGACAAAAGAGTCAAGCGTGTGAGCAACCTTGATAACATCATTAACGTCAAAGCCTTGAACGGGTTGACGAGTACCTTCTGGCTTAAGGTACTCATTCTCACGCTCTTGGCTCACCCTCTCTTGTAGAATGTTGATCGCCATTTCCAAGAGAGATTCCCTAATCTCATAACCGTTTCTTACGCTGTCTCCCATTACCATTCTCCTGTGTGTGTAATGTGTAGGAACGCCCTACACAAATAGCACTCTACCAAGTAAGGAGGAGAAAAAATAAAAAAAAAGGCTGGCTCTCTCAATAAGAAAACCAGCCTTTTTACCTTAGACCCACCCTCGCCCAACAACCTATCTACCCCCCCTATATAAAGGTAAAAAGATAAAAGGGTGAGCCTAATGCACTCAACAGGGCTCGAACCTGTGACCCCCACTTTAGGAAAGTGGTGCTCTTCCGACTGAGCTATGAATGCGTTTATTGCCCCACTCATAGAGTAGGGGTAGGTTTCCCCAATGCGACCTAGTACACTCGGCAGGATTCGAACCTGCGACCAATGGCTTAGAAGGCCACTGCTCTTCCGCTGAGCTACGAGTGCTTAAAAGCACACTTCACTGTACCGTACCAAAACCCACCGATGATGGAAAGGGGATCGAACCCTAAGATACAACTATCTCTGAGAGAGCTTAAAGTCTTCAGTAAACCTGCGACCAAACCTAACCGAAGTCTTCTGGCCACCCTGAGGCGGAGGATTCGAACCCCCTACAAGAATGCTTCCGTGCAGTGTCATCTCTTTTTTGACCCTCCGTGAGGAGGTGCGTGCTAATGGGCCCATCAGGATTTGAACCTGAGACCTACCGATTATGAGTCGGGAGCTCTAACCACTGAGCTATAGGCCCTTTGTTTTTTGTTTTTTCAAAGATTGTTCAGGTATCGTCACCCAACAGTAACTATTATACAATAGGAGCAGAGCTACCGATATTTTTTTCAACTATTTTTTTGAAGCCTCTTTTGGTTCTCCAAGTAAAGCCTTGCAGACCTAGAGATTTCTACAACATCTTTTCTTTGGGCATTCTCTAAAATAGACTCCTCTAAATCCTTCGCCGCGAGGACTCTAAAAGAGTATGCCTTCTTGACTATACCCCTGTTAACATAGTGCAAATTCTGGCCTGTAGCTCTGTCTACAATGTAATACATGACATTTACCCAATCTCTTTAAAAGAGAGATCCCCTGCTAGAACTACCCTCTTGTACCTCTTCTCTTTAAGGAGTTCCAGAGGGTCACTTGTAACCTTTGAGAGACTGAGTCTCTCACGGATCGTGATTACTGATCTTCTCCTCTCTTCTCTATCAAGCTCCCTATAGAACTCTTCGCCGCTCTTCTTAATAAACAAGGTCTTCATCTTCATATTCCTTTTCTTCTAAATTACCCCCCAACATCAAGGAGGTCTGGCGTTATCCTAGTAATGTTCTTCTGGTGTTAGAAGAACATTCTGGTTTTTGTGGCTGGATTAGGGTCTTCCGAGTAGCCCTAAACTAGGTTACAGGCTCTCCTACAGCATGAGCATAGACAGCCATCCTATTTTTTTAGTTGTCTCAACACCTACTCTACTCACCCTCGTACCCCTTTACTCTTATAGAAGGAGATTGGAGGGGCTTATTCTTTTTCCCCCTGCCCATGTCAGGGAAGAGGCAGTAAGGATATCTCAACTGAAAAGTCCGCTGAGACTAAAGAACTCTTTAAATAATAAAGTAGGGAGGGTGACGTTGTAGGATAGAGTCATAGGTTCAACCTAGATAGGGAAGTTCAAAAAAACACTATGTCTTTTATATCTTGTTTATGGCTTACAATAGTGGCTATGTCATTCAAAGGAGAAACAACATGAGACGAGCATCACGAAGAGTTCAGAAACAACTCGCAATGAAGAGAAGAGCTTACCTTAACAGGGTGAGGAGAGCCGCCGCACGCCAGGCTGGGTTAGAGGATGAAGAGCAAGAGCAAGTACTCCTTGAAGCATTGAAAAAAAGTAAAAAGGATGATAAGGCACTCAAAAATTACATCAATTACAAAAAAAAGGAAGATCCCGATATCATTGAAAAGCTAGGTAAATACATCCCTAGTGCGGATCTCTCTGATATGAACCTCAACCAGAGGGACTTCACCAAGATTAAGGGGCTTGTGACTGTGTCCCATACGAATTTTTCTGACTGTGAATTGGAGAGGTCTAATTTTAGTGGCCTCAGGATAGGCATGGCTAATTTCGAAAATGCCGATCTTACGATGGCACAGTTCGTAGGGGCTAACCTTAACTTCACAAACATAAACAATACTGTTTTGAGGGGAGCTAACTTTACCAGAGCAACTATGGCGAACGCGAACATGGCAACCGCTGATGGTCTTGAGAGAGTCATCTTTAACCACGCGGATCTGACAAACGTTGTCATCATGAATGGTGAGGTTGAAGAATGCAGTTTCATTGGAGTTAAGAAGATCCACAGCGTCAATGGCACTTCATTTAAAAAAACCGACCTTGTGGGCATCGAATTTGAAGACGAAGGGGCTCTCGAAGGGTGTACCTTCTCAATGAGGACAGATCTTAGCAGGATCACCTATTCAGGCTCGTTTGGAAATCTGGCGAACTTAGAATCTCTCATTTTCGAGGGTGCAAATCTTGAAGGGTCTTCTGCAGAAAACGGATCTTTTGTAGGAACTAACTTTAATCGTGCTAACATGAAATCTTGTAAACTTAAGGGCGGAGATTTCACAAACGCTAAGATGAGAAACACAATCCTTATAGAAGCAGATCTCTCTGACGGAAGCAATTTCGAAGGTGCGGATCTGACAGATGCGAAGTTAAGGGGTGCGAATCTTGACGGTGCGGATCTCACAGGCGTTCTTTCTATCGACGGTGCGGATCTTACAGGTGCAGATCTTAGAGGGGCAGATCTCTCTGGCGTAGATCTCTCAAACGTCACGCTTAAGAACATCAAGACTGACAAGAGAACAAAGCTGGACATGAGCTTCGGAAGAAAGTTAAGGAAGTTCGTAACTCGGAGGGCATACCATAACCCAACAGCGGGTCGTCGCGTCGCATCTCGTTTTGTCGAGGGTCTCTACGGTGAAGAGGTAGAGAGCAATGAGGAAGAACACATGGGTATGTATGACCACATGAGTGAAGATCAGGAACTCATGGCTATGATGGACGACCACATGGGTTATGAGGAAGACCTCATGGGTTATGACATGGACGACGAGTTCTAAAAAAGAGAAACCTGACCCTTGAACTCAGTGTCAACAGGCTTCGCCTCTGACTTGATCTCAGTGTCAATAGGCTTCCAATGACGAATCCTCTGCTCTGAGATCTGTGCATACTCTGGGTTCAACTCTATACCAATGAAGTTGTGACCTTTTCGAGACATTGCAATCCCTGTAGTACCAGACCCCATAAAAGGGTCTACTATAGTAGAGCTTGCCTCTATGCCTCTAGCACACCACTCCATAATCTCAATAGGCTTGACCGTAGGGTGAACGTTACCCCTCTTCCCTTCTTCCGCAACCAAGCCCGCTTCTCTCTCTGACCTACTCGCCTTTGACGTGTAATAGAAGCTATCTGCCTCTTCTGCCACAAAGATCGCATCTCGTACCTCAAAGCCTGTGTCCTCAAGGGCGATTACCCCCTTGTACCCAATATCTGAGTCGGGGATTAGGACTACGTGACCTCCGGGTTTGAGTATGTCTTGAATCTTCTGAGACTCCTCTTTTGTAGGCTCTCCTAGCAGGATGACACCGTGAGCTTTTGGTTGGAGAGAGGAGGCAATAGCCCCCTCTTCAAAAACCTCTTCTAGGTAGCTTTCAAAGTTGATCTCGCTAGGTTTACTCACAATGACACAAGCATCCTTTACAGGGGGGGTGATCATTGTCTTGAAATATTCTATCATGTCTTTCATCAGTTACTTCCTTGCTTAACCCCAATACAGATAGGCTCCCAAGCGGGCTTAAGAGCTGTCCCCCAACCCTCCCAAGTTTTAGCCCCTTCAGAATTTGCTTCTACTATGTCATAAGTGTGTGGGTTATATGTTTTATTATACCCACTGTCTTGACCTAGAGCATTTTTACCAGCTCGTCCTTGACCTACTATTTTCAGAGTTCCATTTTTTTCTAGTGCTTTACTTAAGTTAAGAGATTTCGGGAATCCTGACGAATAAGTCCAAGCCTCTACCCGTAAATCTGAGAAGCCTATTTCTTCCATCATCGCTATTAGGTGATGAAAAGTCCTAGTTCCACTAAATGCCTTAATCAACCCATTAGGTTTTAAGATTCGATGAGCCTCTGTAAGCCACTTTCTATGCCATTCCCTTTGTTGAGAACCTTTACCTATGTCGTCCCAACCTTTAGACATAAACTTTAGCCCATAAGGGGGGTCGCAGATGATTGCGTCTACAGAGTTGCCCTCTAGGTCTTTTAATCGTTGTGTGCAATCACCTATTTTAATCTCAATCATTGATCATTCTCTTTCTTAAACTGTTTGAAGAACCTAGAAGCACCCCCCCTATCTCCACAGTTCGCAGATGAGGAGTAATAATTATCTGTCTTACCAAAGAAACCACTCACGTTTGAATTAGTTGGGTTTACATCTTTACCACTAACTAAGACACCTGTTTGTTTATCAAGATTCTTAACAGGACAACCCTCTACACAAGCCCAATCAGGTATAGTTTCTTCTCCTTGATGGTGGTCTTTCGCTCTTTTCTTAAGCCCGTCCTTGTAAAGACCTACTTCTCGCTCAGTGCCTCCTTTATCAGATTTACCCTCACCCTCTTTAATCTTCTTCGTGCCTTTTAATTCACAGTCCTCTTTGTGGTTGTGGGTAAGAATGAAGTTAGCAGGCCATCTACCTTGATTTGTAAAGGTTACTCCAGTCCCTTTCTCATAGGAACACCCTCCCTTTTGAACCCCCCATCCTACAGTCCGATTTCCAGCAGTCGCTTGACGGGGAACCCCCCCACCGATGCGTGTGGCATCTATATTTATAGCCCCACACCCATGCTTAAGAGTGTTTTCTGCTACTGTTCCCTCTACGGGTTTCCTAAGTATTGTGATGATCATCCTCCCCTCCTCTGGATCTCTCGCTGTATGTACCAAACCGCTTTGCTTAGGTCTTCTTCAGCGGTCTCTGTAGGCTTCTTACCTGCTCTTAATATATATTTGACCGCAGACCCGAGAGAAAAGTTGAGCTCGAAAGCCTCGATAACGTCTATGGCTTCGATCTTCTCACTTTGGTAGTGGTCTGGGTGTTCTACTTTCTCATATTCACTCATTCTCCTACCTCCTTTATCTTAAAGGTGGAAACGCCGTTCCTCTCTAGGTAACTTAGGCCTTGTGCAAAAGTCCCGTTTACTTCCGAAGGACAGTAAACGGCCTTTATACCAGAGTGGTGTATTGCCTTTGCACACATGAGGCAAGGGTCGCAGTTGGCTATAAGCCACTTCCCCATAGTTGATTGACCTACCCGAGCGGCGTTTAAGATTGCATTCATCTCCGCGTGGTGGCAACCTATGTCATTAGACGTACCACTCAGTACGGAGTTACACTCTCGTAAACACACATCACCCCCGCAGAGACTCTCCCGCGACCCTCTTGGAGTCCCATTGTAACCCTCACTGACCACTACGTTGCTCTCAGGGTCTACTATGAGAGCACCTACCTTCCTCCGAGGACATGGGGAGTTCGACGATATCAAGTCGCATTGTAGTATGCGTGACTTTAAATGCTTTCGGTTCATCTCGACACCTCAAAGACTAGTGGTTTATTTGCAATCCCATACTTGTGGTCACAGATGGAGGGGTTAACAAAGCTTATCCCCTCCATCATATATAAGCCGTAACCTTCGTGTATATGACCAAAAACATGATGTTGAGGCCTTACTCGTTTTACAGCCTCCCATAGGTCGTCACAGCCCACGGGTTCTCCTGTGTGTAACACGTCACCCACGCCCCGTGGAGGCCCGTGCGTAATCAGAACATCTGTATCTTCGGGTATCTTAGACCAAACGGAGCGGATAGGAAGACCCCTATCTACATTGAAAGCCCAATTGCAGAAGGTTGGTTGGCAGGGACTACCATAAAACTTGACACCTTGAATCTCGACTCCGCTGTTCTCTAAATAATGAACACCAGACCTTAAAACAAAGTTCTTGATACCACTCGCAAATAAGCGGGTTTTGTGGAATCTATGCCAATTGTTTTCATAAAAAGGTAGATCTAGAGTAATGTCATGGTTACCTGCAACTAAGATCTTATGTGGGTGCGGACGTGAAGAAAACCACCCCATGAAATCGGTGACTTGTTTGAGAGTGCCTGTTCCAGAGAAGTCTCCAGAGTGAACTAAAACATCACCTTCGGGGAGGTCTATCTTGTTATGTTGATTGTGCGTGTCAGAGATACAGACAACCCTCATTGCAACTCTCTCTGTGTCGGGAACTCCCTGTTAGGATGTTTCTTCTGGAAGTCTTTCTTTACGGATTCATAGAGACCTGAACCCACCCCACAAGCCACAGCACCCTCTTGGGCGAAAGATGCTGCAATCATATACTCACAGAGGATGTTTGTCAGGTACAGGATTCTCTCCTCTACATACTCCCACTCCCCATTCTCTATCACCCATTCTTCATAAAAAGATATAGCCTTGCTGTACGCCTCGATACTTACATTGATGCCGTTGATATCGTCTAAGGGAATTGAGTATCTCAAAGGTACGTTCATAGTCACCGCCTTGTGATGTGACAAACAGAGCCTACGGTAGTTGCCACAGAAACTGCTTTTGTTAATAGTTCTTTCAACCTCCCCGTAGGGAAGTGGTCGTATGCGTGAGGTTTTGTCAGCATACTCTTATCTGCTATTGAGGTATTATAGTTTTCACAAACCACTGCGTAAGGGAAAGAAAGGGCTTTTTTGAGAAGTGGGTTCTCAACAGGTAGCTGGTGTAGCATAGGTATAACTCCTTTGACACAACCATTTATGGAGGCATCACCCATAGAGGTCAGAGACTTCTCGACTAATGCTCTTTTCCAGCGTGCTTCCGCTTCAGTTACACCGCCAACTTTTATCTTAACTAGGGTACCCGTCAACGCATTTGCTCTCTTCTTCCACAAGTCCTGTGTGTGTGCAAAAGGTATTGTCTGAGCTTCCCTCAACAAAGCGTCTGCCCTCAAAGACGCACTCTCTGTATGGTCGTCATAGGGGGTGATCACCATCTCACGCCTGTTCAAAACAACATCAAGGGCTGAACCGAAGAACTCTGTAAGGTATTCAGGATAGACACCCTCATCAAATACGGTAGCTCCTGTGAAGGATGCGAGATCGTCTAACCAGCCTCGACCCCATGTCACACGCGGAACTTCACAGGCGTAGACATCTAAGACACCCTTAGAACGGTTCAGATTGATCGTAGACAAAGCTTTTGACCCAATAATGGGTGCAACTACCACTAAAGGTCTTCCTTCGAAAGAGCCCATATTCTCTAACGCCTTGAGAATTTGCTCAACTTTAAACACGGGGCGGGAAAATAGGGCAAACATAGCCCCACTTAAATAGACCTCGGATTCGTGATGGACTCTAGTGTTTGAAACCCATGAGTCCGACTCTTCTACTTCGATCCCTACCCCCTTCCCTCTTTCTAATGAAATATGAGAAGAGGAAGCCCCAGAGAGAGTTAGAGCTTCAGCGACTGATCTCACAGAACCTAGATCCAAGCCTCCCCCCACACCGATATCTAGAAGAATATTTTCAGAGGCGTGTACTGAGGGGATGCGGTCAAGCACTGAAGGCAAAGCCCTCTTCACCTTCTCAGTATGGTCAGGGTGAGCAGATTCCCCTAACCTGACAAAGTCTCGAATCAAACTGCAAGCTATGAACACCCCCAGCTTGCAACCGTCACCATTTCCGCAAATATCTAAGAAAGAAGTCTGCAGTAGTCTCCCAGCACTGTCTTTTGGGTGCCAAGCATTAAGGATTGATTTTGTAGAGGGGTTATTCCAAACCGTACCTGATCTTGAAATGAGCACAGTACCCCCATAGGAGGCATGGCTTTTCATCAAAAGGGACAGAACTTCTTCGACCGAGGGTATAAATAAAGGTAACGACATCTTAACTCTCTGAAAGGATATAGGCTATGTCTTCAGTCATTATACAAACAAGATCGTCAGCTCGGTCTTACAACTTAAAAGCAAGTGTCTCTATTGGGTGGGGAGGGTGTATCCCACCTCTCGCCATCGAGTCTTACTTAGGACTCTCGGAAAAAGTTGATTCCCGTGAATTCGCCCTAGCGGTTGAGGCATTTCAAGAATCATGCTTCGGGGCAGGCCCTCATGTTGACGGTAAACTTGGGAGAGGAACATGGTCGGCTTTGTTAAAAGAGTTCGACTTTGTTGACGAGAGCCTACCTTTTTGGACTTCGAATGATAGGCGGGTCAACATCACTCTTGAAGAGGGTGTTGAGACTGTAAACTTTGACCAAGCGGGTGGTCTTGACCTCCACAGGTTCGGACATTTCTCTAGCAGGGGCGGGAGAAAACCTCACTTAATTGTGGTGCATTGGGGTGGTCTTGACCCACACCATTGTCACAGGGTTTTCTCCAGCCCTGACCGTAAAGTGTCGAGTCACGCAGGGATTGGCTTGAACCCTGAGGGTAACCCTACCATCTACCAATACCTAGACTTGAGTCATAAGTCTTGGCATGCAGGGTGGGCGAACTCTTACTCTGTGGGCATTGACATTTGTCAACAACCTAGCTTGAAGTGGAAAGACCACTACACTAAAAGAGGGTACAGCATCTCTGAGATGGCTAACACCACAGGGCGAGGAGACCCCAAGGTTCTCTCTCTTGACCCCCGCGTCGCTAAGGCCACAAGGGAGGCTGTAAAATCTCTCTGTGAGGTTCTCGACATCCCTTATGAATTCCCCAGAGGGGAGAGAGGGCAAGATACGTCTGGGGATTTCTATCATGGGGTTGTTGATAAGAGTTACTTGACCAACAACTTCACGGGTGTTATCGGACATCATCACATTACAAAGAAGAAGTGGGACTGTGCCTGCTGGTGGGATAGCTTATTCAATTGAATAAGAAACACATCTATATTGAGGACAAAGTCAGCAGAGCTCTCAAGTTAAAGATAGATGAGGGACTCCCTCACATACACTTCTCTATAGAAGAGAACTGCGACCCTTTCACATCTGCTTTGATTTGGATCGAAGTTCTGACTAGGGGCGTAGAGGCGGCTTTAATTCAAGGAGCTTGTGTTATATCCTATTCTGACCCTTACGTTTCTAAAGGACAGCTCTCCTCTGAAGAGTGTGATATCATAAAGAAAATGCAGAAGAATCTCGACAAAAAACTCTCTACCGTAGAGATCATTGATAATAGGAAATGAAGTCGCACGAAGCCTATGAAATGTATATGCAAGGATTCCCACACAAGGATATAGGGAATTATCTTGGCTTTGATGCCCCCTACTCCAGAAAGCTAGTCCGAAGACACGCACTTCGAAATAATTTACCCTACCCAAGAAAGCAAGTAGACCATTCAAAAACTTATGACCTGTACTACAACGGAATGTCAACAAGAGACATTGCGAGACTTTACAACATAGGTGAGAGGGCGGTTTTGGTAAGGATCAAAAAGTTCTGTGTAGAAAACAGAGTGGAGATGCCAACCGAGACCGAGAGACCCCGTATCGCCTATGAACTTAGAGTCAAGCACAACTACAGTTTTGCAAAGATCGCTCGAATGGTCGGATATGCCAACAAGTCAAATTGCTTTAGAGCGATAAAAAAATATAAGGAAGAAAACCAATGCTAGTCGCTTTTACTATTGCGAGCTTTGCCGCAGCGTGGGCATACATCGCCCTCGGACCAACACAAACGGAGCAAAACCGTCGAGAAATCGAGAAGTCAGATCCTTGGTTCAATAACGAAGACTGAGAACCTTCAAGAGAGTGACCTTTGAAGAAGGCACTCTCCACAATCGGCAAGCGGTACAACCCAGCTCGCTGATTAGGCAATAACCTTCAGGGTAATCAATGTAATCCATGAAGTAGCCTTTAACCTCAAGAGCAGCACCCTGCTCTAACATTGAAAAAGAAACTAGAAAGCCCCTCTTGAAACTCTCTTGAGGGGCTGAGATAGGTTCTACCCTCTGATGAGCAAGCGTAATATCGTCTTGCTCATCAGTTGTTTCAGGAGATGTTACCCCCAGCTCAAAATGGCCGACTACCTTCCTCTGATTAAAGAAGGCGAACGACCCATTGAAAAAGTCAAGAGCACCGTACTCATCTCCAACGACATTGATTACAAGATGATCTGTTACTTCTCCCTTATGGAGAACCAATATGACGTGACCAACTCTAATCAATATCTAAACTTTCGAGGTGGGAGAGAGGTTCGGGGACTGTCATAAAATCTTGACTTGTCCCTGTAAACATCTTTATCCCACCTCTTTCTTTGTGTCTGGACTATGCCAGGGTGGACATCATGCATACTGTGTTTTGAGAGCTGAGCATCATTCAAACCTCTGTCATACAAGTTGACTACATGAATAGTACAACCATGCTTTCGACCCATCTCCATGTAAGGGTCTACCTCCCATTTCCTTGAAAACACGTTGTGTACAACGACAACCTCAAGATCCTCGTCCCTCACAAGGTCAGTTGCAGTATCAAGACACCACTCATGAGCCTCCTTGAGCCGTGAGGGGTCGAATTGATACCCTCCCTCACTATCCACGAAAAAGTCGTCTACCGACACAGATGCTCGGTCTTCTGGGCAGTAGTCAGAGCTACCTACAATAAGCTCCATAAGTGATGTCTTCCCTGAACCCGAAAGACCCCGAATCAAAACCAATATATCGGCCATTTTAACCTCAAACCTTCTTTAAGAACCTAACTGTCAACCATAGGAGAACAGGGAGGTGTTTATAATATGTGGACAACATCACTATACCAGATGTTGTGGTCTCTCCTATATACCGCGACCGCCCTCTTTCACCTACTACTTTCAGCTACAATCTTAGGCAAAGTACACAAGATCTCTAAAGCCTCGATTCTCTAGGTTAGAGTGGCGTCGTCACACACCACTAAGGATACGACCTCGACACCCAACCCTTCGAGAAGTTCCCTGCCGAGTTTGCCCCTCTCAACAACAACAGCAACCTGAGCGATTTTATAACCCGCACCAGAAGCCGCGACAACAGCACGATATGCACTCTGCCCTGTTGTCAAAACATCCTCTACAAGTGTGAACTCGCCGAGGGTAGAGGGAACACCTTCAACAACCGACTTGAGGCCATAATCCCTTGTGGTCTTTCTCACATAGCCAAAAGGCTTGCCCCCCATAAGTGCTATTGCGGAGGCAAGTGAAATACCTCCGCTTTCTACACCAAGTAGGGCGGAGGTATTTATTTTTGCCCCTAAGTGTGAGCAGACTTTACGGAAAAGATTTATATCTGAGGACAGCCCCTTGATGTCTACGTAATAAGAGCTCTCCTCGCCACTAGATAGAACAAAAGACCCACTTTTCACTAAGCCTCTTTTCTTAAACTCTGCAAGGAAATAGCCACCCACACCCAATATCTGGAAATAGGTCGAACAAGGGTCTTCAGAGTAAATCAAAGACCGACTCACAGAGTAAGTGACGTTCTCTCTATCGACTGTGATCTCACCTCCTTGACGGCCTATACCAGGAGAGAGGATAGGAAAACCCCTCTGTGCGACAAGCTCAAGGCCTACCCTGTCTTTAGAAGAATACACTACTCCGACATTCTGCTTGCTCTCCGCGTAGTCTAAGATTTCTTCGCACATGACATCCTGAGCTCTCTTACCCCCCCCATTCGTGGTCTTACATAGTATGAAAGAGGTCTTACCCAAATACTCAAAGAAAGGTGAGAGTGCTTCTAGTCCCACATACGGGTTTAGAGTGACCGCAGAGGCACCGAGATCTTCAAAGACGTATCTCGCATACTGTACATTTGTGTGTGGGACATCCCCTAGCTTTCCGTCATAGATCCATTTTAAACCTCTCCTATTTAACTCTCTAGAAAGCTCTAGTAAGACGCTCGGTTTGATGAAAGCAGGGTTGAGTTTAAAATACTCGGCGGGGACTTTATCCACGATAGACAGGTACTTTTCTATCGGGTCGCCACATGTGAAATCAAGTCCTACAGATACTTTAAATTTCATATAAATCACCTCTTGAGATAAACTACGCTCACATCAACCTCACCGTTTCCGTGAACTGCCTCTCGTCTAGAGAAGCTCTGTAAAATATCGCCTGCCCAATGAAACAGGACTTCATGGGTAGGCTTTTTTAGTTGATACCCGACCTCAAGGTTATATGTACTGACTTTAGTTAGTCTCCCACCCCCTTCGTAATAACACTTATGGATGAGCGTGTAAGGTAAGATGTGCATCATCTCGGTCTTTACTTCTTTGACTTCTTTGATTGGATAGACACAACCTTTGGATTCAGGTGGGGGGTAAACATACTTCGTCTTTACGTTTGTCCTAGAACCCACCGAGAAGAGGGCAAAAAGACCGACCATTAGAAGACTAAAAACTTTGTAACGCATTGTAACCTCTCACTATACGATTTGTCTTTATGGGATTTAAGAGGATTGTACTCAAAGAGAAGTGATCTGCCCCAGCAGACCTATACCTCTCAAGATCCCCTAAAGAGTAAATACCTCCGCCACCGATGACTTTGACAGACGGATACCACTTCTTCAACTCTGAAATAGCGTCTAGGTTGTTTTTCTGTAAGTCTAACCCAGACAGTGCCCCTTCGGGTGTTCGCTTTGTATTCGAGATGTGAATCGTGGTTGCACCTTGCTCTACTAGGCTAAAAACCCGAGGGAGATACGTACTGTGTGGGACTTTAACAATCACTTGTTTGAAGAGAGTGTTTGCTAGAGTGAGGACTTCATGGTCGATGTGCTTCACGTTGGCGTTTGGGCAAGAAATATTAAGCTCCACACCTTGTATCTTGTACTTCTCCGAGAGTGCGAGGAGCATAGTTTCCCAATCTCCATCCTCTAGTTCTGCGATAGATATGATGTGGGGCTTGTTAGGTATGGAGTCTATACCTCCGTTTCTCAAGCCGACATTATTGACCCACCCTCTCTCAGTCTTTTTAAGGGTGGTGAGAACTCTCCAGAGGCCTCTTCTCTTCTTGAGGGTGTATGTACCTAGTATTCTTGTTGTGTTTGGGTAGAGGCTTAGGAGTTTGAGGTTACTGAAGGGAGGAGATAGGATGATGTCATGCACAGTCTTTTAGCCTTTTTCTCATAGGTTTTCTATAACATCAATATACAGAACCAAGGCAAACATAAGGAGCTATAATCATGGCTAATCCAAAAGATGTAGAAGCAGTACGTTATTCTCTCAGAGATGATATGCGAGATGCGGACCTCTCGGAGGCGGATCTATCAAATTCGCAGATGAATTTGGCAAACTTTGAAGGTGCAAACTTTGAAGGTGCGGATCTGACGGGTGCAAGTCTCTTTAAATCGAATTGTATAAAAGCGGATTTCACTGATGCGAATCTCAAAGGTGCGAACATGGAAGAGTCAGACCTAAGGTCTGCTCAGCTTATACGTGCGTGGATAGAAAGAGCTAATCTCAAGGATGCGGATCTCAGAAGTGCGTGGCTTTTGGAAGCTAATCTCACGGGTGCGGATCTCACGGGTGCGGATCTCAGAGGTGCGTGGATAGAAAGAGCTAAGTTCAAAAATACGAAGCTCACCAACACTAATCTGACAGGGGCTAATCTTACAGATGCGGATCTCACGGGTGCAAATCTCACAAAAGCGGATCTCAGTGACGCGAAACTTATTGGTGCGAAGCTAATTGGTGCGAAGCTTTTCAATGGGAAGCTCAGGAATGCAGATCTCGAAGAGGCGAGATTACAAGATGCGGATCTCAAAGATGCGAATCTTGAACGTGCAAATCTCAAAGACGCAAAGCTACAGGGTGCGAATCTTATAGGTGCGGATCTCACTGGTGCGAATCTTATAGGTGCGGAACTTATAGGTGCGGAACTTATAGATGCGGATCTCACTGGTGCGGAACTTATAGATGCGGATCTCACTGGTGCGGATCTCAGAAATGCGAAACTTATAGATGCGGATCTCAGAAATGCGGATCTCAAGAATGCAGAAGGGATACCTCTGTCCATATCTGACAAGTTCCCTCACAAGGGTGAGACAGTAGAGGAGAGACTCCGCAGAGAAGAAGAGAAAGCCCGAAAAGAAGAAGAGAAGAGACTCCGAAAAGAAGAAGAAGAGAGACTCCGAAGAGTAGAGGAGGAGAGACTCCGAAAAGAAGAAGAAGAGAGACTCCGAAGAGTAGAGGAGGAGAGACTCCGAAGAGTAGCGATCCAAGACATCACCAAACGTGTCTCCAGAGCTAAGAAAGACAAGGAGCTGGAAGCTCTTGCTCAGGAAGTGGGTTCCCTACAGGCTCAACCTGATTACGTTAGAG